GGCGAACACAGGGGGAGCGCCGATCACTAAGGCGCTCCGCCAGTGCTCGCCTTACTTGCACACCGCATAGTTTGATGATGGGAAGCGCTCCGTTGGGGCAATGCCCATCCCGCTATTCAGCAACTGGACAAGCAGACGATCCCCGCAATCCTCAAGCACAATGAAGCGGGCCGCAGACTCAGCAACGTCAAGAGGGTTGGCGTAGCTAACAGTTTCGCCCTTCAATGGGCCATTGCCGGTAGCGATGTCATTCTGGATTGTCATTTGATTACCCCTTGCCAATCTAGGCTTGGCTTGCCCTGTCTCTGAATGAGACTACTACAGCATACACCTATCATCGGCCATGTCAAAGGAAATCTTTGAGAATCTTTAAGATGGGTAAATGGCTGGCAGTTTCCGCGCGGGGGGCTGGGAGGAAGGGGCTGGGCAGTGGGGGGAGCATTCTTGCTGCTGGGGAGGAGCAATGGCGCCAAGGGAGGAGTTTAGGTCAGCTATAAAATCCATGGGTCCTTCCAGCAGAGCTAGGGGCTGTGACTGCATGGGACGCCATCACGCAATACCGTTTTGTCTGTCTTAGGTATTTTTAGGGGTTGTGTTGAGGTATACTGCAACAGGAATGCGAACGAAAAACAGGAAGATCCTATGGGTGCAAAACGCAAGATTCCACTACATAAAAAAAAGGGGAGTCCAGCGTCATCGGTCAAAGTTGGGGATATTTCGGCTCGGCGGGCAACACAGGCGGCGGCGAGGCGGGAGCAAACGAAGTCGGGGCAGGAGATTGGGGATATTCCAGGGTGCGTGAATCCGTCACGACGCAAGGAGTGTGAAGCGAGCTTTTCTGTTTTTTGCAAGACGTATTTCCCGGAGATTTTTTATCTCCCGTGGTCGAAGGACTTGCTGAAGGTGATCGCCAAGATTGAGCGGGTGGTGATCGACCACGACAAGCTCGCCGTGGCGATGCCCCGCGGGTCTGGGAAAACCCGGCTGTGCCAAGCGGCGATGCTCTGGGCGATACTATCGGGTCGGCATCCGTTCTCGGTGTTGATTGGGGCGGCGGCACCGCAGGGGGCGGATGCGGTGGTATGGTTTAAGCGGGCGCTATCGGAGAATGAGAGGCTGTACGAAGATTTCCCGGAGGTGTGTTTCCCGATTCGATTGCTTGAGAACGAGCCGAGGCGGTGCCTGGGGCAGCGGTATCAGGGGAACAAGACGAACATCCGGTGGGGCAAAGACAAGATCGTTCTGCCGACGATCCCAGGGAGTAATTCGTCAGGCTTTGTGATCTCGGCGACAAGCCTTGAGGGCCAGGTTCGCGGGATGTGGCATTCAATGCCAGACGGCCGAGTCGTTCGTCCGACGTTGGCGCTGTGCGATGATCCGCAGACCGCCGAGAGCGCGCGGTCGCAGGGTCCGAACGGGCAGACGACGTACCGGCTCAAGACGATCAATCAGGACGTACAGGGGTTGGCCGGGCCTGATCAGCAAACGGCGGTTCTTATCCCCTGCACGGTGATCGAGGCGGGGGATCTTGCGGACCAGTTGCTGGATCGAAAACTCTATCCCGATTACCGCGGGGAACGCACGAAGCGGCTGTATTCGTGGCCAACGAACAAGGCGTTGTGGGAGGAGTACCGGGAGTTTCGTGAACACGCGATGCAAGCCGACCTGCCGCTGGATGAAGCCACCGAGTTCTACCGCGGCCGAATGTGCTCCCAGGGGCGAAAGCTCGACGAGGCTCAGGAGTGCGGCGACTGCCCCCACAAGGCAAACTGCATGGACTGTGGCGCGGTGGTGGATTGGGCGGATCGGATGGATGATCCGCGGAACCTGTCGGCGGTTCAAGCGGCGATGCACGCATTTTTCAAGTTTGGCGCGGCGGGCTTCGCGGCCGAGTTTCAAAACGAGCCGTTGGCGAACGCCGGCGGGGAGGCGGTGCTTTCCGCGGCGTTGTGCCAGATGCGATACAGCGGGCGGAATCAGCATGAGGTGCCGCTGGAATGCACAGAATTGACGATGGGGGTGGACGTTCAGCAATCATGCCTGTTTTATGTGGTGGTGGGGTGGCGGCCGGACTTCACCGGGCACGTCGTCCACTACGGGGTGTGGCCGCGGCAGACGCGGCGGGTGTTCACGCTGCGGGACATCGCTGGCGGTCCGGCAAACCTGGAGGCGGCGTATCCGGGGAGGGGTGTGGAGGGAACGATTCAGGCGGGGCTGGAGGAGTTCGTGGGGCGGGCCTTGGCGACGGATTACGTGCGGACGGGCGGGGGGCTGATGCGGTTGAGCCGGGTGCTGGTGGACTCCGGCAAGTGGGACAGCACGATCGCGGCCGTGAAGCACAAGGTTGGCGGGGCGACAATGATGCTGTCGAAGGGCGTTGGCATTCGGGCCGGCACGGCGCCGATGAGCGCGAAGAAGCGGAAGCCCGGCGAGCGGGCGGGGGATCACTGGCGGATGCCCAACGTGCAGGGCACGCGGGAGTTTCCGCATGTGGCGGTGGATACGAATTACTGGAAAGCGTTCATCCACGCGGCGTTTTTGACCGCCCCCGGAGACCCCGGCGCATTGACGCTCTTCGGGGATTCTCCGGGCATCCACAGCCTGTTTGCGGCCCACATTACCGCCGAGACGTACCAAAAGACGCACGGGCACGGCCGGGATGTTCAGGAGTGGACGATCAAACCGCAGCGCCCAGACAATCACTGGTTCGATGCGATGGTGTACGCGGCGTGTGCGGCTTCGGTCCAGGGGGTCACAGTGCCGAACCGGAAGGAACCCCCGCGGGTGGGGATCGTGCGGCGGAAGCGGGTGTCGATCGACGAGTTGATGGCGAGGCGGAATCAAACAGAGGCGGCATGATGCAAGGATGCGAGACAATGAAGCGAGTGCGGAAATCTGTCGAGGAAATCATGGAAAACTCCAATCAGGGGGTCGGGGGTGGCGTGGGGATGCGGTGCCCGAAGTGCCAGTGCCCGCAATTCGGGAAGCCGGGGCGGGGGATTCGGGAAACCCGGCAGGTTTCGGGGGGAACGAGGCGGGAGCGTGAGTGCCGAAGCTGCGGCTACCTCTGGCGGACGATTGAAAGTTCGGTCGTTTAACTCAGCGAAACAATCTACAGGTAGTGAAATTTCACTCAACTCATCTTTATCGCTTGCGAAAAGATGAGCTTAATGGTGATATTTCACATATGGCAGACGAAGAAGCGAATCTTTCCGAGTCCGTAGCGAACTCCGCTCAAGGCCCAAAACGCATCCACGTTGAGGGTATGGGCGAATCTGAGGAGCATCCGCTCGCCGATCAGATCGCAGCCGCGAAATTTAAGCCTCTCAGCACAACTCAGCGGCGTGTCGGGGCGGGAATCAGGTTCACCAAAGCGTCGGCGGGGGGCGCGGTATGAAGCGGAATGTGAAGCCCAGCCGTTCTCCCTCCAAATCTCGCAAACCTTCCAGCCGGAAGCGGGCGGGACTTCGGCGCCGGGTCCACCGGGCCATTGACCAATCAAAATTCATCCCCTCCCTGGGGCGGGTCCAAAACCTCGAGCGCGCCGCACTTCTGGCGGGCGACACCGAGCTTTCCGCTGCGATGAAACTGGCATCCGGGATCCCCGTCACCGACCATCACGAGCGACAGGCCGCCGTCTCGTCGGGCATGTTCGGCAACACGTTTTCCGCCCGCTTCGATTCCGCACAGACCACCACCGACAATGCAAATCACTGGACGATGGCAGACGGACTGGCCGCCGACGCCGCCGCCAACCCCATGATCCGCTACATCCTCCGCAACCGCGCCCGGTACGAAGTCGCCAACAACTGCTACGCCCGCGGCATGGTCAGTGCCGTCGCTACCGACCTCATCGGCACCGGCCCCCGCCTTCAAATGGAGACCGGAAACGACGTTGCCGATGAATGGCTTGAGACCGAGTTTTCGCGGTGGACGCGATCTGTCCGCGCCGCCGACAAACTCCGCGTCATGGCGAAGGCCAAAGTCCAGGATGGCGAGGTTTTCGGACTCATCATCTCCAATCCTGGATCCCCACTGCCCGTCAAACTTGATTTCAGGTCCATTGAGGCGGATCAAGTTCGCTTCGTCGATATCGCCCTGTTGGCAACCCCCAGTGTTGACGGCATTATCTTTGACACGTTCGGCAACCCCGTCAGTTACCACGTCCTGCGCGTCCACCCCGGATTCTGGTCCTACGCGACCGGCTTCATTGGTTTCCCGTGGGAATACGACGTTTGGCCGGCAAAATTTGTGATGCACTGGTTCCGCGGCGACCGCCCCGGTCAGCATCGAGGACTCCCTGAGATTATGCCGGCGCTCCCCCTGCTGGCGCAGGTGCGGCGGTATATCCTGGCGGTCCTCCAGGCGGCCGAGACCGCCGCGGACTTTGCGATGTACATGAAAACGCCTGTTGCTGCCGACGGAATGACCGACAGCGATGATGAGGTTGTGGAAGTCCCCAACCCCTTCGACCTGTTCCCGCTCCAGCGCAACATCGTAACAACCCTCCCCGACGGCTACGAAATCGGACAAACAAAGCCGAATCAGCCGGTGGACCGGCTGGAGGAGTTTGTGCGAGTGCTGCTGCGGCAGATCGCCCGCGCCCTCAACATGCCCTACAACGTCGTGGCGGGCGACTTCTCGCAGGGGAGCTACAGCGAATCGAATCTCGGCAACCAGGGGTACTTCCGGCAGATCGAGGAGGGGAGGAAGGATCTTGAGTACTCCATACTGGATCGACTTTTGGCCGCGTGGCTCTTCGAGGCGCGTAACGCACGCACCGGAAACGGCGACTTCGGCGCGCCCTATATGCCCGCCGAAGTGCGGCAGGCGATCGGAAACATCAGTGGTAACGCCGTTGACCTTCCGACCCATACCTGGAACTGGGTCGGACACGAATGGGCCAACCCATCGCAGGTCGCCGACGCCGACAAGGGCAATCTTCGAATGGGAATCAAGTCCTACGCGAACATCTGCGGGCGAACGGGCCAGGATTACCGAAAAATTCACGCTTCGAACGCCAAGGCTCTCGGATTGACGATCGACGAGTACCGTGAACAGGTGCTCATGCCGAATCTGCTGGAAAAACCACAGATGGGCGAAGTTCCGCCGGAAAAAGGCACGCCCGAAGAGGCGGCGCCAGCGGCGCCAGCAAATAAGAAAAAGACCGAACCAGCGGGGGCGGGGAAATGATGGCCAAATTCCCAACAATTTCAGCAGAATCAGCCCATGGCGCCGAAATCATCGCCAACACCTGGGGCGGCGAGGTCACGATTACCGCCGAAGCGGCGCCAGCGACCCCCCCCGACGTTCCCCCCAACCTCACCGCCAAGCTCCCGCGATTCGACCTTGCGGCCTACAACGGCGGCCCCATGCGGCTTTCCGGCTTCCAACATCCGCTCATCATCGACGCCTCCGGCGTGAAATTCGCCACCGAATCCATGCCGATCTACGTTGGGCATCCAGCCGACGACGCCCCGGCGAGCGAAATGATGGAGGCTTTGGTGGGGCAGGGTCAATGCTCCGTCGTCGGCGGGAAAATCACCGCCACCGGCAACGTCACGGGCAGCAGCAAGACCGTCCGCCTCATGCTCGATCACGCCGCGAAGGGCTTCAAGTTCCAAAACTCTGTGCATGGCCGTCCGACCGAGATGTCGTTCATCAAGGCCGGCGAAACCGCAACCGTTAACGGGCAGTCGGTGACTGGTCCCGCCAACGTGGCCCGGCAATCGGTGCTGGATCACATCGCAATTCTACCCCTCGGCGCCGACACAAGCACATCGGCCCACATCGCCGCAAGTCACGCGGCAGGAGAAATCAACATGGAAAAGTTTGCGTGGATCAAGGCGAATTACGGGCTCGACGAGGCTGGTTTCAACGCCCTCCCCGAAGCTGGCCGGAACACCATCTCTGCCGCGTTTGATGCGGACAAGGAGCCGAAGAAGGAACTGGAGAAAAAGACCACCGAAATCACCGCAACCGGCGGCGCGACCAACACGGAATCGCTCATCAAGGCGCAGAACGCCGCGGTCGCCGCGAACCAGAACCGCATCGCCGCCATCGGCGCCATCGACGGCGCGAGGGACTATCCGAACATCACCGCCCAGGCTGTCAGCGAAAACTGGACGGCCGAGAAGGCGGAAAACGCCATCATCAAGGCCCAGCGGGACGCGCTGACGCAGAACTCCCTGCGGCCCGGCAAAGGCGTCAACGCGGAACTCCGCGCGAACCTCCCGAAGGTCCTGGCGGCGGCCACGCTGCTTTCCTGCGGATACCGCGGCGACCTGACCCAGGACCGCAATTACGGCGAGACGGTGATGAACATGACCGACACGCTGTACCGCAACGAAGGCTCCCGCGTCATCACCCCCAGCAAGCTCGCCCGAATTGTCGCGCGGGCCAACGGCGTCAACGACCTCCCCGACGGACACGGCGACGACTTCTGGAGCGAAGCGCTCTCCAATGACCGAATCTGCCCCCGTGGCGGCGAACGGATGATCCGCGCTGAATTTTCTTCGATCAGCCTCCCGGTGGCGCTCTCGAACGTGATGAACAAGTTTGTGCTCGACGCTTACATGGCGGTCGATCCGAACCATGCCGACCCCTCCAGCAAGTCACAGGCGTGGAAGCAGTTCACCCGCGTCAGCAGCGTTCAGGACTTTAAACCGCACTTCCGGTTCCGGTTGGTGGCGAACCTCCTCCTGCAGCGATTGCTCAATGGTGGCGAAATCCAACACGGGACGGTCGGCGAACAGAGCTACATGCTCACCGCCGACACCAAGGCGATCCAGTTGGGACTCACCCGCAAAGACCTCATCAACGACGACCAGAGCGTTTTGTCCACGATGCCGACGCATTTTGGCTTGGGCGCCGGCCAGACCGTGGCGAACGACATCTACGCCTGCCTGCTGCTCGGCAAACAGTCCGATGGCGCGACCGACTTCTTCACCGCCAGCGACATCACGACCGCCGGAGCGCTCATGAAGGCAAACCTCACCGGCACCGCGGCATTGTCATTCACCACGCTGGAGGCGTCCCGCACCCGCTTTGCCAATCAGACGCAACCGAACGGACAACCCGCCGGCCTCCTGCCGGAAATCCTGCTGCTCCCTCCCGGTCTCGTCGGCACCGGCCAGAACCTCTACAAGTCCAGCGAGGTCCGCGACACCACCGCAAGCACCAAGTTCGGTACCACCAACATCCTCTCGGGCATGTACCGCCCGGTCAGTTCGTCCTACCTGGCGAACGGCGCGATCAACAGCCTCACAGGTTCGATCGTCGCCGGGTCCGCCACGAGCTGGTACCTCTCGGCGCTGGCGACGGCGTTTGCCTACCCCCTGGAGATCGGATTCCTGAACGGCGTCGAGGCTCCGGTCGTGGAACGCGCCGAGGCCGACTTCAACCGCCTCGGGATTTCGTTTCGCACGTTCATCGACTACGGCGTCTCCATGAGCGAACCGCGTTCGATGCAGAAACAGACCGCCTAAACCTAACTGGCCGGGCGCGCGTCCGACCGCGAAAGAAAATTTGCAACCGTGGCAGCCATCGGGCGAGCCGCAAGAATCTTAAGGAGAATTTCTCATGGCTGACTCGACGAATTTCGGACCGACCCCCAGCACCGGATTGACTGATTTCAAGGCTATCACCAATCAGGATTACCACACTATGCCGTGGACGAACAGCACCGGCAGCAACGTCGCCGCCAGCGACATCGTGAACGTCAACGGCGTGATCGGCATGGCCGTGGGCGACATTGACGGCGGGAAAAGCGGAACCCTCGTCATTCTGACGGTCGTGAACGTCCGCAAGAAACATGAGGCGGTCAGCCAGGGAGCCGCGATCTACTGGGACCCGACTGGCGATCCCTGCAACGCCACGGCGGGGTCCGGAGCCGCGACCGGGACCGCGACCAACGCCTACTTCATGGGCCGCGCGATCGCGGATGCGCTGATCGGCGACGAACGGCTGCGCGTTCTCATGATCCCCAACGCCAACGGCATGACGGCCTTCTCCGCCGAGACGTTCGGCAATGTCGCGTCCGGCGGAATCGATCAGGACATCTACACTGCGTCCGCGACCAAGAATTACGACCTCGGGACGATTCGCCAATTCTCCGATGGCCGGCGATTCCGCTACTCCCAGGCGGGTGCCTCGAACATCACCCGGGCGCTCATGCAGCAGACGGCGGTTGCTGACAGCAAATTCCTCAATATCGCGCAGACCGGCCACTCTCAGACCGCCGGCGCAACTTCGATCACGGTCCTGTGCACCACCGGCTCCGCCGTTGCCGCCAATTACTTTGCGGGCGGCCGGTTCACGGTTCTGACCGGCACCAACATCGGCGACAGCTACCTGATCGTTTCGTCCTCGCTACAGGCGACCGACACGCTGCTTAACTTGGTGCTCGGCGAACCGCTGCGGAACAACATCGCGACCACCGACAAGACCGCCGTGACGCCCAACCGCTGGAAGTCCACCGTGGTCGTTCCGACCACGACCGCCACTGCGGCGGTTGGCGGCGTCCCACCCATCGACGTGGCCGCCGCCTACTACTACTGGGCGCAGACCAAGGGCGCGGCCCCGATGATCGTGGATACCGGCGACACACTAGTAATCGGAGCCAAGGCCGGCATCCCTGGAACCGATGCTGTCGCTGGTACGGCCGGTGTTGCCACCGCCACCGCCTACGCCTTCCCCACCTATGGTACGGTTCTCTACATCAGTGTTGCCGATCAATCCGCTCTCATCAACCTCGAATTGGAGTAATCAACACCGCATCCGCGGGGTCTCGATAGAGGCCCCGTGGATGCGTCCTGCTGAGGAATCGCCATGGCCCGGAACCCCAATCGAATGCAGGAGGCAACCGACCGGCTCATGGCATCATTCCAGAAGTCGGCGGGAATCACGATCTCCTACTCGCGAGGAACAATGATTATCGCGGGGATCACAGCCACGGTGGGCCGGAGCCCCTACAACATCATGGATGGCGATGTGATGATCGCCTACGAGAGCCGGGACTACATCATCAAGAAGTCGGATTTGCAGCTCGCCGGCCTGCAATTCACCCCGCAAAGCGGCGATCGAATTACTGAGTCCGATGGCGGGGTATACGAAGTGTCCATCCCGAAGCCGCTCAACGTGTTCGAGAGCATCGGGCCGGACGGAACCGTGTTCAGAATCCACACCAAAGGAATCGGGTAGTGTCGCAGACCACGTTCGGACAAACTGACTCCCTCGCCCTCGCCGTCGTCGCGTGGCTGAATGATGCCGCGCGCGCCTTCGTTGTGCCCATCTTCGCGGAACGCCGGTTTGCCCGCAAGACAGAGTTGAAAGACATTCCGATCGCCGGAGAGCCGGTGAGCGTTGACGTGTTTATCGGCCACGAGACGGGTGAGCGAAGCCACGACGGAACGCGGTACAGCCTCGCACCCGTCTTCAGTTCGACCTACGGGGTGAACATCTTCATCCAGCAGCGCGTAGGCGGGATGGACGATCCCGAGGCGCAAGTGTCGATTTTGGTGCTCTTGCGGGGCCAGATCATCGACCAGTTGCGGCAGACCAGATTCAATCTCACAAACTCCGTTCGCCCCATCAATGGCGCGGTGTGCGTGAGCCATCAGAATGGGGACAAGGGGCCATATAACCTCGAACGTCTTGAAGGCGACAACACCTTCGAGTCCGACACGATTTTCGTTTTCAAGGCGGCGGCATAACTTTAGGAGATTGTCATGGCTGATATTGCAGTTGACGCACAATTTGGATTCCCGTTCTCGTTCACCTTCACTCCAACCTCAGGGCCGTCTTTCGGGTCCGCGCAGGCGCAGGTCGAAGAATCAACGCCCCCGGAATCCATGATCGAAACGTCGAAGTACACGCCGATCAGCGGTCCCAACGCCGGCATCGAGCAGGCGGTCGGCGGGCGGTATCCAGTCCAGTCGTTCAAAATCAAATGCACCTACTCCGCCGTGCAGCACGCGGCCGCGCTGGCGTGCATGGACGCCCGCAAGAAGGGCCGCTTGGTGTGCGTGTATGCGGACGGCACGGAAACCTACGGCAGCGGCGGCAGCACAACGGTTGCGGGCTCACAGAACCTGGCCCAAGTGACCGGCATTCAGCCCGGCCCCCTGACCGCCACGGGCTTGCGGACTGCTGAAATCACGATCACCACCCCGATGCCGCCGGCGTTTGTGCCGGCCTAAGCCATGCGTTCGCCCTAAATCGAGCAACCATTCCTTTTTTGAGGCCAAATCATGTCTACCACCATCGTAAACCCGACGTGCAGCGAAACTTCGGTAGCCAGCCTGAGTTCGGGTACTGGCATCGGGAAAATCAGCGGCACGGCGACCATTTCGACCCCAGCGGCGGCTTTGTCAGTTGGGAGTGCGGGCGGCGCCATGAATCGCTGCTATGCGATCACCGGAACCGTCACGGCCGGAACCCCCTTCACAATCAACCTCTCCTCCGGCAACGATCAACTCGCTAACGCACTTGGAATGGTACATGTTTCCCGCGTCCATGCCGTTCACCAAGGCGACACGGGAAAGATCGTCGTCGGCGGCGGGACACACCCCGTCCTGATCGGTGACCAGGCGACTCTGCAGCCCGCGGGGTCGTGCGTACTCCACAACGCCGGCGTCGGCTACAAAGTGCTCACCTCAAGCTCACAGAGCGGCGTGAGCCCGGTCGAGGCGTTGCCGGTGGTCGATTCCACCGGAAGCGGCACTTTCACACTGACCTACATGGGGGTGACGACTGGCGCTATCACCTACAGCTCCACGGCCGCAACCCTGATCTCCAATATCAACACCGCGCTGGACAGCGCATTCGGCTCGGGTGACCTCGTGGCGTCCGGTGCCACCCTCGCGGCACTTATCATCACCGGCAGCGCCAGCACCTATCAGTACAACGCCTTTGGGGGCCACTTCACCGCCGCGATCACTGGAGCCGGCTTTACGATTGGCGGTGCAACCGGCACCTCCACAACGACCACGGCGGGCGTCGAAGTCCTTTCCGCCCAAGCCGACACCCTGACGATCGCGGCCGACTGCGGCTCCGTTCCGTTCAGCCTTTTGGTGTTTGGCCGCTCCGCTTGACTCTCTTCCCTTCGGTGCTCGTCAGGTCGGATTTGCCTCCGCAGCCTGACGAGCATCGAGGGGATGATGTTTTTTGACAACGCGGAGGCACGAAGGAAAAGACGAAATGGCAGCCAGTTCAAAAGAAGAAGTTCTCGCCCAGGCAAAAACGAGCTTCAAGACGCTGGAGGTCGGAGTCGGAACCGCCAAGGTGGAGTTCCGCGAATTGTCCCATGCGGAACGCAAGGCGCTCGACGAGTCCAATTACCAGGTGAAAGACGGCGAACTGGTTCAGGACGCCGAGGGGTATCTGGTTCCCGTCGTCGAGAAGCATCCGCGGTATATGGAGCGGTGGATCGCGGCCACAATCTCACCCACCCTCACCGTCGATGAGGTCTATCCCCTGCCGCTGTCCCTTAAACGTGAGTGGAGTTTGGCGGCGAAGAAAATCAATGGCATCGAACCGGCTTCGGAAACCGCAAAAAACTGATGGCGCAGCCGGATCGTTTGCTCGCCTACCGGCTGCTTTTGCGAAAAGGCGAGTGGGATGTTGACCGATTCTTTCGGGAAATCCCGGCCAGTAAGTGGGAGGAATTGAGGATCGCGCACGCCATCATTGAGGACTATGACGGATGGATTGAGGCGGTCAAGAAAGGCTACAAGAAGCCGTGGGTTCCACCCAAGTTTGAGACGAAGAAGAAGACTGCTCGCCGCCGGTTGAGTGGTGCGGAGTATTGATATGAAGGTGAAGCTGCTCAAGAAGATGGTGGGGATGAACACGTTCCATCCGGCGGGGAGCGTGGTGGACCTTCCCGACGTCACGGCGATGAAGATGCTGGCGAACCGGATTGCGCAGATGGTGGGGCCGGATGGAAAACCCATCCCGTTTCCGCCGTCTCCGGGAGTGGTGAAATGAGCTTGTCGATTTATGTTTTAGTGGACGATGGGGACATTCGGGAGTTCGAAACGTATTTTGATATCGTGTCGCGGCGAATAGCAAGGGAAGAGTTGCTGCCAATCTTGAAGGACTACCTGCGGCCGATGGTGGAAAGCGAAAAGAGTTTTCTCGCCAGCCACAGCAAGAGTGGGGCGCTGGAGGGATCCCTTTCCGCCCGCTCTGGGAGTGGGGACCGCGGGGACACGATCAGCGCATTCTCGGCACCGTCCGCCACCAACGCATTGATTCAATCGACGTGGGGGCTGAGGGGGCGTGCGCAGCAAAAAGGGTGGGCGCAGAGGACGTTGAAGTTCAAGGGCCGGAGGAAGGTGTTCTATGGTCCGATCGTGCATCAGGGGCATCGGGTCGTGAAGCGGAACGCCGCCGGCGAACTGTACGACACCGGCAAGAAAACGCAGCCGGTGCCATTCGCACAGCAGGCGGTCGATTCGATGGGCGAGACGCAGGCCGAATCCGCCGCGGATGCTGTTCTAACGAAGATCATGGAGGGGTGACGTGGCTGATCGGGTTTCGACAATTCGACTGAAGGTTGCCGGCGGCGACGATGCCGCGCGCGACATCCGAAAATTCATGGGGCAGTACCGCCAGCAGATGGAGGCCGCAAACAAGATGTTCGCGGAGGCTCAGGGCGGCATGGTGATGGGGGTCAAGCCCGACAAGTTAAAGGAGACGTTCGACACCGCCGTCAATCTCCACCTCGCCGCGCAAAACAAGGTCTCGGCCGCGATGGATTCGGCTTGGGCGAAGGAGCGGACGAGAGACACCGCCCGCCGTCAGTCCATAGAAGAGCATTCAAAGATTGCGGCGGAGCGAGATCGGAAATACGCGCCACTCTTCCAGCGATTAACCGATGCCGAGCGTCCTCAGCGAAAAAACGAATTATCCACACTCAAGGCCGGCGTCCTCGCCCGTGAAAAGGCCGCGCAGGAGCAATTCAAGATCGAGTCGAGGGCGGAGGCGCAGCGCGAAAAGCTCGCAGCACAAACCGTCATGACGCAGGAAAAACTTGCGGCACAACTTACGGCAACAAGGATCAAGGCGCTCGAGCAATACGACCGAGCCGACGCGGCCGAGGCAGCGCGGGAGATCAAACGCCGAGAGGGCGTCATTGCCGCGCAACAGAAGCAGTCCAACAAACTCAACGGGGAAGCCGATGGGGGCGCGCCGGTGGACAAAAAAGCCCTTGGCGGGTTTGGCGCCAAGATGATCCTCGGTCATGCGTCGGGGATGATGGCGGGGGGCATGACGAATGACAAGGGGTTGGGCCAGATAATCGGAAGTACCGTGGGGGCGGCGTTGTTTGGGGGTCCTGCCGTGGCGGCGGCGGTTGCGGGGATGGAAACGGTTGGCGTTGCCATCAGTACGGCAAGGGAATCCGCCAATGATCTCGCGGATGCCCAGGAAAGGCACGCCGAAGCGACGCGAAAATCCGCCGCGTGGATGAAGGCTCTCAGCGGTGGCTACGTTTACACCACCAAGGCGGGGGCGGCCTACGCCAGCCAGGCGCAACAGGAGAGCGAGGCCGCCGATGCGAGCTTTAAGACGCAGAAAAAGCGGTACAGGGAACTGGGATATTTCAGTCACGGCTTGATGGCAATTGGGGCGGGAATTTCTTCTGGAGACATGCACAACACCAGCTACGACCAGTCGCAAGCCATCGACAAAAAGGAAGAAAAAGACCACATCGCCAAAATGGAGCGGGTCAGGGGCTACGCCGTCGAGGAACGGACGATCGCCGCAAAGGAGGCTGTATATGGTGCACAGGTGGCCGTGAAGTCCGCGGAGGATGTGGCGAAGTACACCGATGGGCCGGAACTGAAGCGGCGGCAGCTCGCGGCGCGTCAGGGCGGCGAGATGCACAAATACATGGCGGAAACGCGAGAGGGAAATCGCCAATTTGAGCGGGAGAAAAACGAGCTGTACAACGCGGACAAGATCGACTTGGCGGCCATCGGACGGGTTAATAAAGAACAGAAGGAGTACAACAAGGACCGCGGGCAGGGCCAGAACCTCCTCGAAAAGAAGCACGGGAAAGAAGTCGATGCGCAAGACCGCGACTTCGCCATCCAGGTTGCGAACGAAAAAATGGATGCCCAGCAGGCCCATGTGAACGCAACGGAGGTCGGCTATCAGAAAGAGGTTGACCTTCTAAAAATCAAACACCAGAAAGAGCAGGACGACTATAAGACGGCCGGGCGGGACAAGGCCGCGGTGACACAGTTGGGCCAAAGGCAGGCCGACGAAAACGCCGCCCTTGACTTCAAACGGGACAAGAACGCCACCGACACACACACTCGCATGGCGAATCAGTACAAGGTGGCGCGCCACGAAATGCGGGCCGTAGATGCGGAGTGGGCGGAACAGGAGCGGGCCGCAAAGGAGGCCGGCGAAAGCACCCAGCAGATTCGACAGCGGAAGCTCGATTTTTACGCGATTGATTCGGCCAAGCGAAGCGAGGCCATCAAGGACGAAGTTTTCCAGAACAAGGCGCGGCGGGCAATGCTGGAAGGCGCCGACCAAAAGGACACCCGCGTCCAAATGCTCATGCACCAGGACCACAACCTAACACGCGAGCAGGCCGAGACGGTCGTGCAATCACAAATGGAGGCAGAAACCGCCCAGTTCGCCAAGCAGGAAACCCGCAAACTTCATCCGCAGCGCGAATACGGCGATTACAAGCGGGACATGGATCGGGCCGTGGCGCAGGGGAGCATGACGAAGGATGACGAAAAATACCTCCTGAAGCAGCGCGCCAGGGAATTGCTTGGGGGCGGCATGGGCGGCGAGGTCACCAACGCCGTCGCCCACTGGCAGAAGGTCCAGTCGAGCATCATACAGAAAGACGACCTTCCAAAACGGACGCTGGAAGAAACCAGAAAGCTGCGGGATGAACTTCGGGAATTGAATCGCGGCGTGAAGCTCGCGGCGTAATGAGGTGAACAATGTCGGTAGATGGATATCCTGGCACCCTTGACTTTATCAACTATAAAAACACCGAGACTTTGGACGGCAACTCCGGTTCAGTGTTCACGATGGTCTGCGGCGTTGAGGACATGGAGGCGGTTCGCGCCCTTTTTCTGGAGGCGGTGGACGGCAACGATCCAAACCTTCATTGCAGCAGTTTCGACTTCACGATTTTTGGCGACAGCGCCACTGATATGTACTTGTGCGAGGCGCGGTTCATTCCGACGTGGAAGCTGACCCTTCTTCAACCCGACCAGCCGTTCCGCGTCTACATCAACTCATCGTCGATGGATATGACGCTCAAGAGTTCGGATTGGACGTGGGCGAGCGGAGCGCCTGTCACCAACCAAGTTTCTCCAATCATGACCATCGGCATTCAGGAAGTTGTTCTCAAGGGCGCGCGTACCGGCGTGGACCTGAGCACCTATGGCGGATACGCCGACAAGGTGAACAGCGATACATTCCTCGGTAAAGCCGCGGGCCTAGTGATTTTCAAATCGGCATCCATCTCGCCGCGGCAGTTGGCGACGGGCATCATCACCAACGATGTCGAGATTCGGTTGGAGTCGAGGAACATCCCGTGGAATCAGTTCTTTAACGAGGACACGGGGCTGTTCGAGGAGGTCCGGGACCCGAGCAGTAATCCGATGTTTGCGAGTGCCGCGTTTTCCGGACTGTTGACGTGACGCCATGCAGAACGTGAAGAAATTAGCGAAGGGCGATTTGGTCACGCGGGAGTGGCTGGCATCCATTTCCGACGCGATCGGCGAGCTTCAGAAGATGGCGATCACGGGGGCGCAGTTCCCGCTCACGATTGCGCCGGGTGGTACGCTGATGTCGGCGATAGCCGAAAACATCATCACGGCGAAAATAACCGCCGTAACCGCCGGGGCCTCTGGCGAATCCCCAAAGTACACTTTCCGCCGCGGGAGCTGGGACAGCATCAGCTATTCCACGCAAGGGACGTGGACGGAAGACACGGGCGCCGTCGATGAGTTTGGATATTCGCCCGACCCGAAAACACCCCCAATGGCGGTCGATGACTATATCTGGGCGATTCCGCGTGGAATCGACAGCGACGGGACGGTTTACTATTCGGTGATCGGGAGGGACGGGGATTATCTCATCCCCGTCTCCCTCACCGTAGATGACGGCAGCGGCACGGGCGATTCAACTACCGCCGCGACAATCACCTATAAAAACCCCACCAATTTGATTACCGGAACTGAGATCAAAAACGCCGACGGATCGAGCGCAACAGCTTTAAGCCCCGCGTGGCAGCGCCCAATCGGGCTGACTTTGGCGGGTTCACAAGGCACGGTCTATATCAACCGCGCCGGCGATCCGTCTTTGTTTCAGGTTGATGAAGTGCCAGACAACGGTGCGTGCGATGGCTCGGCGGCGACACCAGCAATTGACGGAAGCGTGTAGATATGGCAATTCTGGATGGTGGCACAGCATCAGCGAACGCCGCAAGCAGCGCCGTGCATGCGCTCGGAACACTCATGCTCTCAACTGATACTGGAGATTTGCGCGTAGCGGACGGGACGCACACTTTCGCCGCCACGCCGAACGGATTCATTTTGCTGCGAAAAACCGATCTTATTCTCACCGGCTACACCAGCGGCGCGGGCACGGTTGCGAGTACGGATACGATCTTGCAGGCGATTCAGAAGCTGAATGGGAATGACGCCACCAACGCCAACCTCACCGGCCCGATCACCTCCGGCGGCAACGCAACTGCCATCGCTTCGCAGACCGGCACGGGAACGAAGTTTGTTGTGGACACAGCCCCCACGTTCATCGGCCCCGTCACTATCGACCCTACCGCAATTTTCGGCTCAGACCAAACTCCCGCCGAAACGCTCTCGGGTTCGATTTCGGGGAGCAGCGGGGATTACAATATCGGGTTCAAGTTCACACCCAACATCAATGGTCAAATCACCCACCTTGCGTTCTACTCGACCGATACATCATCGCATCTCGTGCAACTTTTCAGCATTACCGGAACAGTGCTTGCAAGTGCTACCGTTGCCGGAGTGGGCGGAAGCGTGTGGCAGCGCGTTGCGATTACGGCGGTGCCGGTCACGGCAGCGACGGCATACGTAGTCGCTTATCGATCAAGTGTATGGAGTTATAAGGCTGGCACGCTCCCCGCAACCCTTGGCAGCGTTACTATCAATGAGGGCAGATACGATGCAGCAACCAACTCCATGCCCACGAACGGAACGGGCGACAGTTATCTTGCCGACGTGACGTTTCAACCCGCCATCGGCCCGCCAATGATCGTCCCGCATCTCGTCGGCAACTCCTCCACGCCGAGCATCGCCGCCGGTGCCGGTGCGGGCACCTCTCCCACCATTGGAATCGTAGGGACAGATCTCGCGGGCCAAATTACTTTAACTTCCGGTTTGGTGCCTTCCGCTGCATCGGTGATTTTCACGGTGACTTTCAACACGGCTTACGCCGCCGCGCCCAATGTGGTGTTTTCTCCAGCCAACGCCAACGCCGCGGGGCTGAATGGTGTGACTGCGGTTTACGTGACCAGCACTACAACAACTTTTGTGTTTGACAGTGGGGCAACGGGGATAACGGCGGCTCTGGTTTTCGTGTGGAACTATCATGTGATCGGGTGACGTGATGGTTCTTGCAGCAGGACAAATTTTGCTCGATTCCACCGGGCGGAGGATACTGGACTCGTCCGGCAAGCAGATACTATCGAATGGGACGGATGACTCGGCGTGCTGCTGCCCCTGCTGCGGTATGACGATTGGAGACCCGGATGTTTTTGTACTCGGTTGTTTGTTTTCCAACATGTCTTCATTGAGTGTTTCAGTAACAAGCACGGCCTCCGTTGCTGCGGCGGGTACTACTAAAAACTTTATCGACTGGTTGAACGCCTACTTTGTTGCCAACACCCCCCTCTCTATTACATGGAACACACATCAAGGCAACACCGGAAATAAGTGTGACGGGGCGTACGATTTTGGTGGCATCAATTCTCACTGGGCTGTTCAGATTGGTTCGGTAAATGGCTTTCCCGTTTGGGCTTTTCAGACTGACTCGGACACTGATTGGTGGACAATTGGTTTTTCAAATAGCAGCAGGCCCCTTGGGTCGGTAGGACCATCACCATTTGGTGGCGCATTGACTGTGTTAATATCGGATCATGCCGATGGTACCGGGACTTGTTGCTCCGCTAACTGTACAAACTGCCAATTCGTTACTGATAGTGTTACGGGAACCATGACGCTCACAATGGCCGTCCAAAATAATGCCCCGTGTTTTGATTGTGACGCATTCCCATAAACTCCCCCGCCCTTCAGGGCGGGGTTT